TTCCATATCTACTTTAATTTTTACTGTTTTACTAAGTGTTATAGAAACAGTAACTTCAAGTTCTTGGGGTTCAGGTTGATTCCAAGGAGCATTACGCTCCTCAGAATCCATTAAAGTAGGAGTATTAGTCGATAAAACCATATAATCCTTCAAAATCACAATAATCAAAAGTACATTCTGTAGCTATATTTCTTAAGAAAGAAATGTTTTCGAGAACCCTCTTTAGATTATCTATGTAATTTTTAATATCCAGTATATCTTCTATGGAAGAATTACATTCTTTCATAATTGATAATCTCTCACTACTCTTAGCAATATTATTACTTAAATCTTTTATAATATTGCCTAGTGCTTCAGGTGTTATTTTCTTTTTATCGCCTTTACTAGAATATAAACAAGGAATTTCCTCATCTATTAACTGATATATATCACTATTTCTATTAAAAGACATAAAAGATAAATACTTAGAGCCTCTTTCTTTAAGAAATAAATTAAGATAACTACTCATACATTTTAATTTTATCATTAATGTACCAAATAGCCTTTTTAAGGTCTTCTATAGCTTTCTCTTTATCATTATATCCTTCTTCTGCTTTATGTCCACATCGTAGGATATATTTAATAGCATTTCCTAAATCAAAATCCATGTGTCTAGTAATATCTATTACTTCTATTCCACATTTTTCTTTAAGCCAAATATAATGAGAAGGATGCTCTACCTTATTGTTAGTTTTCATTTTATTATTAGTCTTTTTACAATCTTTTAATATTGTATTATAAAGGTCTTCATCTACATCAATATTTGTATTGCTGGTAACATTATATATAATATATCATTAGGAGAAGCTATTAGAGCATCATTATAATATTTCTTAATACCTATATATTTAAATAACATACTCTTTAACAATAGAAGAAATTAATTTACCATCTGCTTGTGGATATTTATCTTTTAAGAATTTAATTGCAGTTCCCATTTCTTTTTTAGGTATTTGCAATTCATATTCTGTAAGATTTTCTTTTTCTGTAGATTTTGTAAAATTCATACTTACACACCATGTAAATAGTGTACTTTCAAGTTTAACATTATCTACAGGCTCTGGAAGCAACTTTTTTAGTACGGATAGCTCATTCTTATAGTCTACCACTAAGTCCTCTCTATGAGCCTTAGAAAAGTCTGAAATAGCATCCTCCAAATTTTTGACCATTTTTGCAATTATTTGGATTTCAGTAGATTCTTTATAGGGCTTAGCATTTTTTGCAGTTTTAACTTTTTGTATTTCTGCTTTAAGATTTTTATAAGCATTAAGAGATACCTTATCTCCCGACTTCATTGATTTTGTAATTAATTCGTCTATATTTATCATAATATATCATTACTAGTTATTACAGGAGCATCTAAATAAAGAGTTATATCAGTTATAGGTACATTAGGTCTCCACTTTCTTATAATATTTTCTGCTTCTTCAAAAGAATCTGCTAATACATAATAAGTATCATATTTTTCTAATTTAATACGCCATATTCTATGTTTAATAATCATTGAATAACCTCCCACCCATCTTTAGTACACACATGAAAACAACAATAGAAATTTCCCCATTCTACTGATAAGCAAACCATATTAATATCTTCTTTATCAGGTAATCCTTGATATAGTTCTTCCATATCATTTTCGGGAAAATCCCATTTAGAATCAAAACATACTTGTATATTTTCAGAATCAAACTCATCTATATAATGAGTCCAATCTTCAAAAAACTTTTTTATATAAGTTATGTTCTCAGAATTACTAGAACAAACTTGTAAAGTATTATCGCAAAAATTAGCCATATATTTTATTTATAATTTCTTGCCAAGATATAGGGAAATAATTGTTATTATCTACACCTACATCATATTGATATTTAAATGTATTAGTTAATCTATCTTTATCTAATCCTGTATTATTAGGACCAGAATGTACATGTCCATAAAGTTGTATTACAGCAGGATTACGGTAAGGACCTGCATAACAAAGAAAAGGATAATGATTAAGATATACATATTTATTATCTATTTTTAATGTTACTTGGTTATAAGCTTCCTCAAATAAACTAAAAATATAATCTCCGGGGTATCTTGTTTCATCATGATTACCAACAATTAGATAAATATGCCCATTTAGTTGCTTTATAATTTCTTTCCATCTACCATTAGTAGCAAAAGCGAAATCTCCTAAATGAAATATAATATCATCAGATTTAACTACTGAGTTCCAATTATTAATTAGAGCTTCATCCATTTCTTCTACATTATTAAATGGACGATTACAATATTTAATAATATTTGTATGTCCAAAATGTGTATCTGAAGTAAACCAAATACCTTGTTTAGAAGAATCTAATTTTAGAGGTTTATTATACATCTACTTTAGTATTTAACATTTCACATAAAAAGTTAGCATAGCTTTGAGCCTGAGCTTCAGAGTTGCTATTATCAAAATAGAATTGCATACAATGTACAAACTCATGCCAAAATGTATTAAAAATCTGAGCTTCTGATAATTCTATTACTTCTCCATCTACTTTAACAGTTTTAGCTATACTAATTAATTCTTTGACATCATTATATTGTCCATAATTAGCATTAGGTAAACTATCTACAATTTCAACAGTTATCCAATTATTTGCCATTTTAAACTTCTTTGGTATTTTCATATATTTAGTGTCCATTTATGAATAGAATCTCCACAGCAATCACATCTTCCTAGATATTCTTCTTTAGTATTTTTATTATTCTTTACTAATTTAATAAAAGTATCTTGGGAACATATAATATCATAATCTCCATCCCATAAATAATCTTCTAAAAAATGAGGAATGTTATATTGTTCTACAATTTGCTTAATTAGTTTTTCACATACCTTATTTAAAAATTCTTTTTCTTCCTCGGTTTCGTAATCAACCCACTCTTTATTATTAATTAAGTATGAAAAACAGACACATCCTTCAGTTATTTTAATATTCATATTTAAATAAAATTATATATACTTATAGTATTTTCGTCAGCTAATACATCTAATATATTATCTTCTCCACTATCGTCTTTAAACATTGTGACAGATAAATCACCGTATTTATTTTTATATTCTTGTAATTGTTCAATTAGTGTACTTACAAACATAACATTTTAATTTTCTAAATCAAATCTAAACACCCTCAGTTTTGGTTGCGTGGGAATATTATCATCAGAATAATTGAAGAATGTACATTCAGCTTTATGTCCTTTATATTTAGATTCAAAGTTCTCAACATATTCAGCTTTGGTAGCGCGGTCACCACAAGGCATAGCTTCAAATGTTTTACCATCCCCCAATTCACAAGTAAAAGTCATATCTTCAGAACCTCTAAGTCCTAATTTATAACCTATTACTTTAAAATCTTCAGATTTATATTTCTTAATCTTTATAAGATTGTTACATCTAGAACCCGGTTTATAAGGTTTAGTCGGGTCTGTAATTACAGCACCCTCAAATCCTTCAGCTACCCATTTATCATGTAATTTGTTCATATTATCCCAACCAGAAATAGATTCATGGTCTAAAATTCTTATAGAATCTTTAATAGAATCATCGTCTATTGTAAGATAAACAAATATTCCAAATTTATGATTGAGGTTCTCAATTAAAAATTTGTATCTTTCTTTAGCTATCATGTCAGGATTAGCTGTATCATAACAATCATATATCCAGTATTCAAGCCATTCACAATCATAAGCATTCTTTTCCATTCTAGCAGCACCACTTATTTGCTGAAGTGTTTTTCCTCTGACGAAAAGTTCTCCATCAAGAATTATAGTAGGATTTTCATTAAAGAATTTAACCAATGATGGATTTGTACGCAGATGTGTAGTAGCAGGGTCGTATCCCTCTCCTCCTCTACTTGCAGTATGAATCTCTCCATCCTTATAATAGAATAGAGCTTTTACACCATCAAGTTTTCTACTAATAAGCCACTCTTTATCAAATATCTTTGGGTTAGTAACCTTATCAGCTTGTTTAGCAAGTTGAGGTTTAATTACTCCATATTGATTAGTTTTTACTTCGCCAAAGAGTTCATTACATTTTTCTTCTGTATAGGTATTTGGGTCAGTAGGTACTTCTATATAACCTTTATCTTTGTAGCCTTTAACAAAACTATTAAATTGCAAAGTCGCCTGTTCTCTATGTGAACGCCCTGCTTTTCCTATCTTTATCCATGTATCAGGACTTTGAATAACTTTACCCTTTATTTGTCCATATTTTCTAGTTATCAAGAAGGCATGTTCTGGTTCTTTCCATTCTTCATCCCATTCTACAATGGCAAATTTAAATTTACCTGTAGAAGCACGTGTTAATAAATATGTTTTCATCAATTATTTAATTAATTTATCATAAATTATAGAATATACCTTTATAATATACGGTCCCTCATTTATATTAGGAATTTTTCCAGTAACAATATAATTACATATATAATATAATACTTCAATAGGGGTAAAAATTACACACAAAGGAACTATTGTAAGTATCATTAATATAATTATTATCACATTCATTAATCTTTGTAACATAGTTAATACCAAATATCAAAAGT